TGCTGCTGTGTCTGAACTGAACCTGATGCCTCTCCACTTGTATTCAAGCGGCTAAGCAGCATCTGTAAATCTGGTCGTCCTGGCTGTACTGGAGCGCCTCCTGCTGGAGCGCCAGGAGCAGAGGGGACGGGTTGCTCAACTGTAGTCCCAGCAGGAGGATTCTCTGGTGTAAACACTTCCTCAATAACATCCTCAATAGAGCGACCAGCCTTACGTCCCTTGATTGCCATAGCAATCTTTTGAATAACTGGTAGAGGGTCTTGACCCTGTGATGCCATCTGTGGAATTGTTTGCGTATATGCCTGCAGTGAACCAATGAGAGCCTTGCGAAGTTTCTCAACTTCTATCTTCTCTTGTTCCTGTGTGACGTTGATTCCAAATGGCATTTCTCGCTGTGCCAAGTCTACGGAAATCAAATCGCCGCCCAACGCCTGCAGCATAAAGATAAGGCCCTGTGCAGGATTCAATCCTGCCAGCATGCCGTAACGAACATCGGCTGAATAGTCGCCCTTAATGTCCTTTGATGGTGTGTACTCAAGTGCATAAGGTGCACCAGCATCTACACCACGAATTGTCTTCTTAACATCAAATACTGTTTCGTCAACTTCAAAGCAAATAGAAATAACATTCTTAAGTGCTGATGCAAAGATTGCTTGTGCTGACTTAATCTGGGTATCAAATCCACCCATAAGGGCTTGAACGCCCTGTCCCGTAATGATTGATGCATCTACGTTGCCAGTTCGTGATTCTGGATAACGTGTTCCTGTGCGAAGTTCTGACTGTAAAACCTGCTGCTCGCTGAAAGCGCCAGAAGGAATAGGAAGTTCTACACGGCGCACTCCCGCAGGGTTGTTTGTTCGGATAACTCCATCGCCACCAAACTCAAACTCCTGCACATCCGAAGGCAAGACGATAGGTGACTGTACTGACTTCTCTGCTGCTTCCATCGCAAGTAATGCGAATCGGTTACGAAGCAACTGAATACCAAGTACGTCATCAAACTGTCCACGCATTTCGCCATCAATAGATGGCTTACGTGCGATATGGACTAGCATCTTCTTGACTGGATTCTCAGCCACTGATACAGGATAGTTGCCACGGTCTGGAATATAAATTACAGACTGTTCTTTATCATAATATCGAATGACTGTAAGATTCGCATTCATGTCTTGGTCATAACCATCTTTACCAAGAATGCCATCCTCATGCTCGGGGAACTGAGCAACGAGTTCTGCAACTGTCATGCGATACTTTTTAGCAAAGGCTACACAGCGCCCATAGCGGTCATACTCAGGGTAAGCACCTACTGGGTTTTCTATGCGAATGCGTGGTAGTCCTGCTTCTTCGTCGAACTCAATAATGAATGGGACGAAACCAAATGTGATATACCAGTCCGCGCCTGTATACATCTGTACTTGCAAATCAGAATTGATAAAGTAGTTCGCAGCAATCTGTGTGCGACGGTCTGCGAACTTACGTGACTTGTCTTCTACTTTATTGATAGCAGAGCAATTAATGGCAGGAAGCGGAGCCATAACTTCTGATAGGTCACGTGCAACAATGTCGATAAAGTTAGCGACAACGTTTGCATCTACTCCATCTGGGAAAAAGTCAGGATAAACACTAGCAATATCGCCACGACGGACGGCAAGAACATCTTCCTGGCGTGAGTCGCGCTCACGTGCGCGGTGCTTGAGTGACTCAACACGCGCCGCAATCTGCTTTACTGTTAACATTGAAATCCTAACGATTGATTAAAAAAAAAATTACTGGTACTTGCGGGCGCGGATAAGCGCCTTCTTTGCCTCAAGAGCGCGCTGTGCTTCATACTTTGCATCTGACTTGGTTTCAAAATTCTTTGCCCATGTCTCTTTTGCAGTTAGACGTGCTTCCTTCTTAGAGCCAACCTTGACTGACTTTGGCTTACCCTTAGTTGTTGTCTGACCAAAAATACGTGTAGCAGTCTTTGAGATGTTATCCATCTTTACTGTCTTAGCCTTTGCAGGTGCATTAGCGCCCTTAAGACCACGTGCATTAGCCTTTGCCTCAGCCTTAGTTGTCTTAGAAAGTACGCGAGCATTTTGAGCACGTGCTTGTTCAGCGCCTGGTGATGGCTTAAGTGGTGAACCCTTTTTAGCCCTAACTGTCACACTTGAACTTACTTTAACTGAGCGTGAGCCTGGCTTGTCTCCCATGCCTGGACGAACACGTCCTGTGTTTCCAGAGCCACCACGTGGTGCGCCTCCGCCTGTTTCACCTCGGTTAGAAGATGTTTGCTTCTTTGGTCGAATTGCCATAATAGTTTCCTTATCCAAATTGCTCGTTCCACTGCTCCTGATATGCAGCGTCGAGGTTGACTGATTGACGTTTTGATAGTTGAGCACGTGTAGCCCAACGATTATCTTTATATCGGCTTGTGAAAGAAGCCGCTTGCATTAGTTCCTTAGCACGCAAAACGCCAAACCATAGTGCCATAACGCAGTCGGTTTTGCCCTTAGTGTTTGGCTTCCAGGTCATCAACTGTTGAAGCAAGGACTTAAGACCTTCCGAACCTTCAGTTGATGGGAATTCGATAGAGTTATTATTCTGAAACTTGCCATCACGCAGCGTTCCAAACAAACTTGACATAGATGCTACGCCAAGGTTTGTGTCCCATTTGTTCTTGCCAGTAAAGTGCGGCTTTAAAGAACAGCCATACTGAGCAAGCCACTGAATCAAGTCATCATCTAGGGCATAGCCCTTCTGGTGAGCGTTAATCTCAACGCGAAACTCTTGAGGTCGATACTTAACAACCAACTCTTCAATTGTATTACGAATCTTCTGAGGCGTAGGTTCGCTCATGTTAATGCAATCAAGCACATAGATGCGACTATCAAGGGCATTGTAGTTAATTACCACAAAGGCAGAGTTACCCGTCATAGCAGGGTCAAAGCCAATGATGGTATAACCACGCACTTGACTTGGATGCCCTGGTAGTTCTGGGTTTAGTACTCCGCGTTTTCGCATACCATTGATACAACCTTGGACCAGCGGAGCGGGGAAAGTTGAATCCTCCGCTATATCTTCCTGCTGGTACACCAGCGCCCAGGTAGAAGCGGTAACTTCACCGCGACGTTTGTTTAGCGCCAGCCCGTCCCACTTTGGATACAAACCGTCTTCGTCAACATCTTCTTCATCGTCGCCATCCCAAGGGATATTCGACTTAGGCCAAAGAGTCACCCAGTCTTTAGGCTTCTCTTTGTACTCAAGAACAGCGGGCATAGCCATATAGGTGAAGGGACACTTGCCACTTGACCAGTACTTAGGCTCTCGCAGTTCCTTATAAAAATCTGTAGCGGCAATACGTGTGCCTACAATCAGCAACTTGCCGTTCTTGCCAAGACGAGTGATAACTTCTTTTTGTAGCCAGTTAATCTGCTTCTCATACTCATGGGCGTTAGCCGTAGTAATGCAGTCGTCTAGGATAATCAGGTCGGCGCGAGCGCCATAAATCTGACCACCCATACCAAGGGCTTGGATAGTCGGGTCTTTCTCAGATGAATCACGCGCATCGCCACCAAGATAGACGGTGTCTACTTTCCAGGTATCTGCGTCATTTTTCCATCCACCCTCAGGACCGAATGCATTCTGCATTTTCTGATAGCGCGGATGCGACAACCTGTTTTTAATCGAATACACGAACTCGCGTGCTTTGTTCAACGTCTTAGAGACCACGATGATGCGGACGTTAGGGTTGATGGCGATACGGTAAGTTGAATAGTTCACCGTCACTACGGTGGACTTAGCATGCTCAGGAGGAACATTGACCAATAGGCGGGTCTCGTCAACCTTCTCATAGGTCATAGACGGATGCACCCAGGATGGGTCGCGCCCCTCAATTAAGTCAATCCAGTCCTGATGGTGTGGAAACACCTTTGAGTCTAGATACAGTTCTGAGAACTGAGCAAATGAAATCTCTTCCTTTGGGATACCGAGCGCCATAAGGGAGTTCTTCTTAGAATCTTCCTTGGCTTGCTCAAGCCTACGGGCAAAGTCAGCATCTCGGTAAATCCAGATGCGAGCCGTATCAGGCTTGGAGCCA